GAAGCTTTAGGGTTAGCGTGCCGCTTTGGTTGCAACTGCCCGTAAATACACCCCTACCGCTAGCGCCTATCGTGTAAGCTCCTGCATCAGCTGCGTTTTCTATGCTTATTACGTCGCTTCCGTCTGCATAAGCGGTTATTTCGTAGCCGTTTAGTAATAAAACGATCGTATCGTGTTGGTATCTTGCCATTTTAGCCCCTTATCTGTTGTAATTTATTAAAATATCTACGCTGTGTATTGCACCAGCTAGCTTAATAGCCACATTGATAGGCACTGATTTTCTAGCTTCTCGGTCTGCTTGTAGTTGTTCGGTGTAACTAGGGCTAAAAACGTAATAGCCTAAATCCAAATAATCGCCGCTTTCTAGTGTGCCAACTGGATCACCACGCCATTGTCCTGGAGCGATAAAGCCATTTTTAACAAACTGCTCACAAACTTGCTTAACCGCTGCTATTAGTCTTACTTGTCCCTTGTCGGTTTGTGGCACTTTCTTAGCACCTTTAAGCACGTTAAATACTGCTATTTGTGTGCGGTTGTTAAAGGCGTCGAGCCCTACGGTTTCGTCGATAAATTTACCACCTAAAGCTACGCCCTCGGCTATCATACTTACGCCGTCGTAGTCGGTGTAATAATTTACACCTAATTTGTCGCACTTTTCAGCTAAATTTAGCGTGATTGTTTCATCGGTTCCAGCCGTTTTTAGGTTTTTAAACTTCATTGTTTGAGCTGTGTTTGAGCCCTCCCAATTAGTGCTTAGTGCTTTTGCTAGCAATTCAGCGCCTGCGTGTTCGTCGCCAGTGTTATTGTATGTTGCAAAAAAACGACCGCTGTCTTTATCGGCTATCTTTTTAATTACGTTCGTATTTACGCTTTCAAGCTGTGCTTTGCGTGTGATGGTATAGCCTGCAACGCTTGGGTTTTGTGCTGAAGTGATCCACTCGTTAAGCTCTGCTACTTCCTCGTCTGCCAAAATAGCTGATGAATAAACGCCGTAAAAGCCTTGTGTTGCATTAAATAATTTATCTAACGCCTCGCTTAGGCTCTCTTTTTTCTGCGTTACGCTGTCTTTGCCTACGTAAATATCACTCTTACCGCTAACTAGGTTTAAAAGCACGCCTACAAAATCGCCGCTATCTGCTTTCTCAAAATAGCCCAGCCTTGTGTTGTCGTTTTTGCCAGCCGTTGCCGCTCTAATAATAAAGCGGTTGCCCTCTGCGTCAAATACTGCCTTTATTGCGTCTTTGCTAATCGCCGCTGTTAGTTTTGTAGCCACCGCCTCAAAATCTACGCACGAGCTAAAATCCAAATTTGTATAAACTTTATCCGCGCCACCTACGTTTAGCTTAAAGCTTCCGCTTGTGATAGCCTTTAATTTATTAATGCCTACGTTTAGTGCTGAGCCTCTTAGTTCGTTTGCTGTTGCTTGTGTTGTTTTGTTCTCTTTTACCCACTTAGCAACGATCGCCTTTTTAACACCGCTTACGCTAAAAATAGCTTTGGCAGCTTTAGTTGCTCTGCTCTCACTGCCAAAATTTAATGCGGCGTCGTTTGCACTAGCAATACTTACAAATCTTGTATTCACACCATCGTAAGCCTCGCACCAGTCGTCGCTTAGAATAGCGATCACGCTAAAATCTCTATTCTTTGCTATTTGCCCTTGTTCGTTTAGCTGGATATTTACTATCCTTTTTATCGTTAAACTCATCTATTTACCTTTATGCCAAAATCTGCCGTTTTTATCTCGGCTGTCTTTATCTCGTTTTGAGAAACTTCCACTCTATTTATGTAGCTTAGCGTTAAATCTATACTAGCTCGCTCCTCTACGCCACCACCTACTATTTGGCTTAAGTTCCTAATAGGGCTAATCGTTACCAACCCTAACCCTAAAATTTTAAGCTCTTTTAAGCACTCACTAGAGTAAAAAAGGGTGTTTAATTTTTCAATTATGAAGTTCGCATTTTTGCCAAAAGCATTTACGCTGACCACGGCTTCGCGTGTTGAAGTGATAACCTCTTTCTCGCCCTCGAAAAACTTATATTCTCGCCCTTTTTGCGTGCTGGTTAGCAGATGAAGCGTTAAATATGCCGCCTTATCATTTAGCGTTTTGGAGTAGCTATCACGCACTAGGCTTTTATCTACATTCAAAGCCTTGGCTATCAAAACTCTCAAGCCCGTCAAATCTAACGCCTGCAAAGTTTTTGTATCCATATTCGCTCCAATCTTGCATATTAATAATGCGGTAATTTACGCCTTTGTAAGTGATAACGTCTTGCAAATTTAGGTTAAATTTTGTATCTATCCTAATCGCTTCTTTGTACCTTTCGCCCTCGGGTAGCCTTTGCATTTCATCATTGCTTAAAAACTGCACCACCGCCTTAAACTCGTCATCGCCCCTTTTTATAACTTGACAAAAATCGCTATCCTCTATTAGCTCGCTAACGTTTATCATTTTCTGACCTCGTATGTGATAGAGTTAATCAATTGCCCCGTGTCAATTAGTGGTTTTGAGCTTTTTTTTCGTTTTATTGTGGCGGACTTTAACGCTGGTGTTATGCCGTCGGTTATCGCCTCTTTACTTATACCTTTGGCTTCCTCGCCTACATATCCCAATGCTGCCTCTAGCGATATTTCACCTGCGATAAATTTCCCTATTGCGGTTTTTGCCAAATTAGCTACCGCTTCAGCATTGTTTATCAAAGGCTTACGCAAAAATGAGCGCTCTGGTATATTGTGTGCTGGGCTGCCAAACTCGTGGATCATAGCTAGGTCTGCGTTGGTTAGCTCGTCGCTTCTAGCGTTGCTTTTTGCGGTTACGCCTACCACCACGCTAAGCCCCATAATCTCGGTTATCTTGCCCTCTAGTTTTTCGATCATCTAACTAGCCCAAAATGTGGAGTTACTAGCTTCTTAAGCTCTAAGTAGCGTTGTCCATATTTAGTCAAATAATAGCTTCCGCTTTCGCTCTCAAAGCCAGTTTTGCCACTTGTATAGCTTACGCTTAGGCTACCTACGGTTTTACTGCCTATTTCACGCAACGGCTGAGGGCTGGTTGTCGCTTCCGTGTTTAAAGCCCCCTGCATTGCTAAAATGTGAGCCGCTAAGTGTAAAACGCCGACCTCGTAAAAACGCCCCCATATTTTTTCGGTAACTTGTAGCTTCGCCTCGTCTAAGCTTAGTTCTATGCGTGCTTCATCTACCGCTTTAAACTCAGGGAATTTATTTAAAAAATCGGCTGTCGTCATTATTAAGCCTTGTAATTTACGTAAGCCACTTTATCAAGCTGACGAATCAATGTGCCAGTAAATTTAGCTTTAACGGCGATTTCCCAGCTTAGCACGCTTCTTTGAAATGGTTGCATTGCTGTCGGCGATAAAGCCCAGTCAGTGCTTAGCACGTCCTCGCTCTTTGTATATACAACGGCTCTATTTTTGCCCTTACCACCGCCTAAACCTTGTGCGAAGCCTAGAGGTATGCCAACGATATTAACATCAACGCCCGTACTTTGTGATAGTGCCTCTTTAATAGCGGTTAGTGCATTTACACCACCATTCACCGCGCCAATAGAGTTGTCATATTTACTAGCTAGTGCCATAAGGTCTTTGCTATCGATTGCTATCGTATTAGGGATTAATAGACCGCCGTTTTGCTCGTAGCCAAACTCAATTAGCGACAAGAAAAACGCTCTAGCTTCTGCGCCAGTCATTGCACTAATGGCCGCGCCAGCTGTTAGGTCTTTTGCTTTTACACTAGTGTTATTTAACAAACCTTGCACCGCTGGCAATTTAGTGTGACCAACAAGCGCTGTTTTTTGCATTGTAAGAAGTGCTACACGCTCAAGGTTGCTAAGCTTTGCTGTGTCTAGCTCAATATCTAGTCTTTTAGCTCTAGCTACTGCTTCACTAGTATAGACCGCTGACTTAGCCCAGCTTAGGTATAGCCCTTTTTTTGCCGTAATATTTAAATCCTCGGTTTCTAGCGATGTTGTGTTTTCGTCAATTAAGCCGTTTTCTAAATCTTGAGTGCCCTCGATCTCGCCATAATCTAGCGCGTCTATGCTCTCGTCGCCTTTTTGTGTGATAGGCACAAAATTAGCTAGTTGCACTTCTGGATATTCACGCTCTTTAAAGCCCTCGTTAAAACTAGCTGCTGCTGACGCAAGCTGGCTTAAAATTTCTTCATCTCTTAGTTTCATATTATTCCTTTCTCATTAGTTTTACAAGATCGCCGCTTACTTCGGTTACGTAAAATTTGTCTTTAGCTGCTGTTGTTGCTAGAGTTGCCGCTTTAGCAACCTTACCAGCGTCTGCGCCTGCTGTTGCTTCTACTTGGATAGTGTCGCCAATCGCTAAGCCGTGAGCCTCTTTACCTTGTACCCATACTTCACTACCATAAGAGATTGATAAAACGCTCATAACCTCGCCTGGCTTGTTTTCGCTCTTTGTTCCCATTTTAAGGCTAACACCCATAATCTGATCGGCTGCTTTACTTATTTTTGCTACGCCACCATCCTTGCTAGTTACAAATACACCAAAAGGGATAACCTCAGTATCATTATTTACATAAGCTAGTGCTACTACGGCACTTTCGCCCGCTCTAGCTACTTGTCCTGCAAAAGCTCTTTTATCTAAATAGCCCATTATTTACCTCCAAATTTTTTATTTAAGTCAATTTTATTTGGCT